GTCCTGCACGATGAGGCAGAACTCTGTCTTGATGTAGGTGTGCAGGCAGTACATCACGAAGAGGCTGTACTGCTTGTAGGTCATCTTGTGGCACTTCTTGTGCCGGATGTGCTTAGGAAGGTTGCGTGGCCTGCGAGGAGAGATCAGCAAGCCTTGAGCACCAGGAAGTTCTAGTAGCGAACGCTCCAGAGATGGAACCGCGCTTTCTCCGCTGTTGTGGCCGTAGATGGCCACGACTGTTAACTTGTCATGCATTAACGACGCCCTTGCTTCTGAGGTAGTAAATCAGTCCCATCAGCTTTTCAATCTTGTCATCCATGTGGCCAAGAGCAACATTGCAAGCCATACACAACAAGCCACGAACTTTCCCAGAACTATGGCAGTGATCGATAGCGTATCCACCCAGACCTCTGAACAACGTTGAGCCGCATCTTGTGTTTGCACACTTACCATCTTGACTCACCCAAAGATCACCTAGCTGTTCCAACGTTAGACCGTACTTTCGTTTGATGTAGTACTTCCTGTCTCGCTCACGAACAAAGTCTGGATTTGTTTTTCTAAAGTCCTTGTACTTCTTGCTTTGCAGCTCTTTATTCTCTTGGTATCGCTGCTTGGTTTGCTCTAGTCTTTTGTCTTTGTTCTTGAGGTAGTAGCTTTTTGCGTAGTCAATGCGGTCTTTCCTGTTCTTCTCGTACTGATCTCGATTCCTAGCTTTAACAACATCAGGATGACGCTCCCGATACCGCTGTGCTGCTAGACGCTTTTGCTCTTTCCGTTTGTCCGAGTCCATAGAACAACCTCCTTTTAGGAGATTGTATCTTGTTAATTGGTGCCGTACATCCCGATCTTCTTGAGGTAGTCGGCCACGTTGCGCCCTATCTGCGCTTCCTGCACCGTCATGTTGTCTTGGGCTTGGGAGATGTTGCGGGTAATCCTCGCGGCTATAAGCCTGGGCTGCACCTGCTCTGCAAATGCCACCGCAGCCAGCGCAGAGGCGATCACCCGGTCATCCTTGGCCCTGCCTGGGGCGTGGATGGTGCCACCTTCCCGCACGATACCCTTCATCTCTTCTAGGGTGTCCATGCTTTTGATCTCCATCATCCCGCGCTCAAAGTAATCCTTCATGTAGTTGAGCATCCGCTCTTTACTGGCGTGGGTGGTGACGTAGCCTATGGAGTTGGAGATGCCACCCAGCGCATCATTCCGGCGCCAGATGTAGTTGGTCATGCTGCCCAGCACATCCAGCAGACCACGCCCCGTGGCATTGTTCATGCTCACGGCCATCCGCTTGAGATTCCTGATCTCGTTGATGACGGCCTGACCAGGCCCATTCACCTCCAAGTTCAGCGTGGAGTTCTTGTAGGCACCTGCGAGGTGGGCAATAACCCAGGCGAACTGGTAGGTATTGAGTTCAGAGGTGGCGAACTCGGCCACCTGCTCCATCCCGTCAGCGTAGCAGCGGAAGACCTGGATGCAGAAACGGTCTGCCCAGTCAGAACTGCCGTAAGCCGGGTCTGCTCCGATGACATAGTAGGCGTTGTCTATAGGCTCTTCGTAAACCTTGAGGACGCCTAGCCTTTCCGTGCTCTTGAGGACTTCCGTGTCCTGGAAGAGAGAACCGAAGGCATAGCGGTAATGGTCGGGCGCAAGGGTCTTGGAAGCCTTGGCTGCTTCTGTACACCGGGTGGTGGAGAAGAAGGAAGTGCCTGTCATCACGAAGGCATAGTCTTCTGTCGGCGGGAACTCCTGGTACATGAGTGCCTCGTCCTTGATGCCCTCGTGCATCTTCCAGCGCCACCAGGCCATCTGCCGGGAGTTGATCTCAAAGCCGTAGAGGCGTTTTATGTCCCGGTGCCACTCTTTCTCTTCCGGCGTCAGCTTGCCGTCCCAGTAGACCTTGTAGATGTTGCTAGCAGGGTCAACGCTGTAGAACTCGTTACGCCACCAGCCGCAGAAGATCGCACGTTGGGTCTTGGCCCTCTGCGCGGTCTTGTACATATCGTGGAACATATTGAACCCACGGGCTGTGGACTCAAACAAGTAAAGCCGGTCAGGATTGTTCTCGGCTAAGGAAGCCAACAAGGACGCCAGACCCTCCTCGTCACCCCAAGAACTTGTCTCCGTGCCGTGAAGGTAGGTGATGGCCTTGCCACGCCCCAGTGAGCCTTTAGCGCGTAGTCCCGCCACCTGATAGAACAACCGGCTTCTGTTCTTGAGGGACAACTGGTTCCTGTTATGTCCCACCGCCGGAATCTTGAACTCCTTGGGCAACCCGTCCATGTACATGGCCAGGGTCATCCTGAACATATCCCGGTTCTCTTCCGTATCCGTCGTGAGCGTTCCCTGTAAACCCGGATGAGTAAAGTGCCAATACAAGTCCAAGGCTAGGGAAATAGTCGTAATCCCCAACTGCCGACCCTTCAAGATCACAAAGAAGTGCACGTCATCAGCCAATCCTTTTGCAATCTCATCCATCACATATGTCTGAGTGCCCAGAAGATGATCCATCTTCCGCAAACCCTGCTCCTTAGTCTCAATCTTGAGTTCAGAGCAAAAGCTGTAGAACTTGGCTAAATCAAATTTCATTAAGGCTTTTCCAATACCCAGTCCGCTATTGCTCTTGCCACATCTCTTTTACGGGCAACCCTGAGCATCTCTTCCCACACGATAGGCGGGTAATCCCGCTTCCACCTGTCCACCAACTTAATCTTCTGCGACTTCCTAGTGCACAGTAACGCAGCCCTGATCTCTCGCTGCAGCAGCACCCGAGATTCGTAAAGCTGCATCTGAATATCCCGATATGTATCCGTCCCGGGTTGCATCCTCAATCCTGTCCATCAACTGCCTGACCAACACAGACGCTAGAAACAGCCGAGCATCCATCACCTCCAGCTCAGCCCGTAACTCATCCTCCTCCATCCACAACCTGTCCGTATTCATCACAGACCCCCTATTCCACCCTCCATACCCTCAACACCTCACCCTCACTCCTGGCCACAAACTTCTGACCCAAGCGCTTGCCAGCCCTGTAATTCGCATTCAACACCTTGGCCCTGTGCTCCACAGGCACCACAAACGAGTCCCCCACATCCATTTCCCCATACGGGTACGCAAACACCACCCTAGGCTTGGGAAGATCAACACCCTTGCTGACCTCTATCGCAGTTATCGTCATCTCTAACCCTCTACAAGTAACTACATCATACGAACAAAAAAAGGGCTACGCAAGGTAGCCCCAATCGAAGGAGAGATGCCAACTGCGTTGGCACCATAAATGTACTTTTTTTTTGGGGAGGAGAAAGGTTGGGGTCACGCCAAACCCGACCCTCCGACCCATTTGCCTGGACTCTCTTTGGGTTGCTGCAGCTCAACGCAGGGATGGTGACCAGTCCCAAGCCCATGCCGTGCCTACTCGTACACGTGCCCAGCTCCCGCATGGTCATGACAGGGCGACCCGGCCCAGTCCCCAACTTTGTTCGCTAGGCGAACGGTGGGTGACAACCTACCGCCAATGCGTCACTTTGGTGCGTCCCCTTCTATACATAGAGTACACACACCTAATGAACCTATTGTATAGAGTGTAACGTATAGTGTACCTAAGCGCAGGGTCTTTACGAAAGCAGTTGACACTCTCTCATCACTCATCATATCATCATATCACCTAGTCGCCATTGACTAGGCAACTAGTGGAGTCTGTGACAATGCGACTAAACCTATCTTCAACGCCGGAGCTGGCGCGTATCGTTCGGGCTGCTGATAGCAGCTACCGCAAGAGGGAAGCATCCCTGCAGGTGCGTGAGACTGTCTGTCTCTCCGGCACATACTGGGACGGTGGTAGCCGTTCTACCTATACCGCTGTCGACCTTGCGACTCTCCGCAGCTCAGCTGCTGAGCAGTTCGCTCCTGGTGCTTTCGGAGGGCCTGCAGCTGCTCCTGTTGTGCGTATCCCGGAGGGAGTTGCGATTGTTGAGACTGGCGTCTTCTGCGGTAAGACTGCGAACGCCACTGTTTACATCAATCCCGCCAATGCAGCAAAGCTGCTTCCTGCCTAACCCCTACCTTCGGAGTCTGTGACTATGAAAAACCTGCACAACATTGAGAAATCCGCCTTTCGTGAAGGTCAGTATGTAGGCTACGGAGGGGGGCACGTTTGGCGTATCCGCCGTTCCAACAGCTCATACGGCAACTGGTGGGCGCAAAGCACAACCGAGCACAACCGCCAGTTGTGGGCCTGGAGACTGTCTGATTTATCCGACAAGCTCTCCGCACTCAACTACCCTTTAGCTGCCTGATTTCACCCGTCAAGCGCACCTGCGGGTGCGTTTAGGGGTGCAATTTCGCACCATATTCGGAGTCTGTGACCATGAGCGATACAACTTACAACGGCTGGACGAACTACGCAACCTGGAGGGTCAACCTTGAGGTTTTTGACGGGTTCGATCCTCGGGACTATTTCCTGGACGGCAATGATGAGGTAGATACGGCTGAGCTTGCCGACAACCTCAAGCAATGGGCTGATGACGTCATCATCGGCGGCAGTGAGGGCCTGGTGGCCGACTACGCACGGGCTTTCCTGTCTGACGTCAACTGGCACGAGATTGCGCGGCACATGATTGCCGACTATCTTGAAGCCTGATAACCCCCCACCTGTCTGGCCCTTCCCCACCTGGAAGGGTCAACCTTACAAACAACCGCAGCGGGAACCCTTCCAGCCTGAGAAGGCCCCTGCTGCCCCTTTCCTGGAGTCTGTGACATGAAAACCTACCATGTGGCCCTGAAATACACGGCCTGGACAAATATCAACATTGAGGCCGAAAGCCGAGAGGAGGCCGAGCGCCTAGCTTGGCAAGAGCTGGCGTCTGACGGCAGTTATGCGTCCGACTACGGCGACTGGACGCTGGAAAGCATCGACCTTGAAGAACCCCTCAAAACCGTCTAAGAGGCCCCCATGCCCAGTTTCCGCTACCTACCCCCTGAGAATCGCCTACAAACGCGCTGTGAGGCCGCTACGGGCTTTCTGGGCGCATTCCTGCTCGCAATGTCCGTGTTCCTGCCCATCCTGCTGTGGTGGACGGGGGTGCTGCCATGAAGCGGCCCCTATCCCCGCGCGAGCTTCACCAGCTGCAGTGGAGGCCCGTAAGGGTCTACCGCACGCTGCAGGAGGCATGGCCTACTCACTATCCCCAGTGGTGGGAAGCGCCCCAGCGCCAGCGACCAGGGGCGCGCGCATATCTGTGGTTCAGTGCCGGAATGGTGTTCGGGGTGATGTTGGGCCTTTTACTCTGAGCTTGTCCGCAAGCTCTTTGAGCTTTTGCATTGCCTCTTCTCTCACCTTGTTATCCACAGACTCGCTCTGTTCTTGCCCCTTGTTAATTCTTTGTTCTTCTTCTTTGTTTAAGTGCACCTCCTGCACTACTAAATTGTCGTTTCCTGCACTACTGACGTGCACCTGGTGCACTACATGGTGCACCTCCTGCACTACTCCTGTGGATAACTTGTAATGATTCACGTTCTTCTTTTTGTTAGTAGAAGTACGCACAACTGTGATGAGCCTGAGCTTTTCCAACGATTTAATCGCCCCCACAATGCTCCGCAAAGACAGACTACATTCTTGCGCCAGCAGGGCGTTGGAAGGATTGCAAAGGCCCGTTTTGGAGTTGACGTGGCTGGCAAGCTGCAGGAGCACCAGTTTGTCCACAGACGAAGGGATGCGTTGACGCGCAGCCCATGCAAGGCAGATGTAAGACATGACCGACTTTCACCCGACGTTATGAAGCTCCGGCAGGCTAGTCGGTATCGCTTTTCGGTAGGGTAGCTACTCCCCACCTAGCCGGGTTCCCCTTTATGCTATCGCCCCCAACTGAGGATTGCAACCATGATTAACCAACTGGACGAGCGACTGAATGAGCTTAGAAAGCAGTATGAAAACACGCGAGAGCGAGAGTTCTACTTCCGTTTTCTGGAAGCACAGCGGATACGAGAAGTCTTTGTGCATGAGCAGATCAGACGCGAAGAAGGTACTCAACGCAGCACGCGAGGGTCAGAGGATTGACCCCATCACCATCACAGCAGCACTCTGGATAACTGGTGATGTGGACTCTTCCCAAGTTTGAGTGGCCCCAACAGAAGCAAAAGTGCCTGACCTGCACGCACTACCAGGCATTGCCCAAAGGTGCGTGTACGGTAATGCTGTGCCAGGTCAGCACACACAAGGGCTTCAGAGGGATAGGAACTTGCATAGACGAGAGAACTCGCGGCAAGTGTGGCAAAGACGCAAAACTGTGGGAGGCAAAAGATGCTTGACACTTAGCACCTAATCACATAACCTTGTAATTCCTAACCACTAGATGAGAGGTTCTCATGAAGCTGTGCTCAGACTGCCGACACTTTCGGCCCTTCTCCCACACGCAGGAAGATGGTCACTGCAACCATCCTGACCTTGTGTGGATACACCCAGTCAGCGGCACCAAACGCTTTCCCCTGGCCTTCTCCCAGCGTATGAGCGTTGCATCCACTGCGTGCGGTATCTCCGCGCAGCACTGGGACTACAACCCTGGCTCACCTCCTGAGCCTGACAACCAGGAGGATGTGCTGTGAACCTACGAGAAGCTATAGGTCAAGCACTGGACGTGCTGGACATCCCACCCTTTACCGCAAACCTGCACGACTTTGCGCGTGTCAACTCAGAGGCTGCACACATTCTTAGACAGGCTTACTCAGAGCCTGAGCAGGAGTTTGTGTGCTCAACAGGGCTGTGCCGGTTTCGCAAGCCGCTGACGGATGAGGAGATTGAGTTGCTTGCAGTCAAGCACGCACCACCGATTGACCCGGCGTTTGCGAAGGATGACGACTTCATTGAGTTTGCAAGGGCAGTCGAACGCGCACACGGGATTGGAGGTGAAGCATGACAACACAACCCGAAGCCCTGCGCTTGGCTGATGAGCTAATTCGCACATGGTGTTTACCTATGCATGCCGCCGAACTGCGCCGCCTTCATGCGGTGAATGAGGAACTGTTGGAGGCGTTGAAATCCTTGATCGACATGGATGTTGCGTATCGGCGTGGGCCGAAAGTAGAGGAGGCTGTTGAAGCGGCCCGCGTAGCCATCGCAAAGGCTACAGGAGAAACCAAATGAATACCAGGTTTTTTGGGAACGTGAACCTCGTGCAAGACGGCGAACACTTCAGCGCAACATTGCACCACGGTATGACCCTATCCAACCCGCAGGCGCTGATCGTTCAGGTGTGGCGGGATGGCTCGCAGTTGCATCTTGACATCCACTGCATCGACTGCAACACGATAAAGGTCAAGTCGATTTTTGCAATGACCGTCTGTGTCGCTCTGGTGGGGGTGGAATGACAACACTGAGAGAAGCAGCGCAGATAGCGCTTGAAGCGATGGAGATGTTGGCGCAGCCGGTCAAAACTAATAACGAGACACCGCGCTACAAAGCCCACAGAGCCGCCATCACCGCCCTCCGCACCGCGCTTGCGGAGCCTGAGCAGGAGCCTGTGGCGTGGGCCATGCCTTGCCCTGATGGTCAGATCGTGGATGTCATCACGCCCGAGGAACACGCACGGGAGGAGGGTGGATATACGGTGCCGCTTTACACGGAGTTTGTGTGCTCGACTGTCATGTGCCGGTATCGCAAGCCGCTGACGGATGAGCAGATTCTTGAAGTTGCCAGAGATCATTACAACCCGCATCAACGGGCCGAAATTTCGTTTGCCCGAGCAATCGAACGGGCACACGGAATCACAGGAGAACAAGCATGATCACCAAAAACACAGGCGGGCCAGCGTTTCCACGAACTCAATGGCCGAATGAAACAGGCATGACCCTGCGCGACTACTTCGCTGCCAAGGCGCTGACCACAATGTTTTACCCCGCCATCATGGAGTCGATCCGCACAGATGTGGATTTGGACTGCGACAGGGTTGCCGGGTTTGCGTACACGATGGCAGACGCCATGCTCAAGGTAAGGGGGCAGGAATGACCCGCGACGACATCATCCGACTGGCGCGGGAGGCTGCAACTGAAGACGGCAGCGTCAACAGAAGTGACGGCAAGAACATCGTGATCTATGCCGCAAAGACAAGCCTGTTCCTCGAACGCTTCGCCGCCCTTGTTGCCGAGCGCGACACCGCCCTGCTGCGGCAGGCGTTGGAGGCGTTGGAGTATGAGGCACGGCGTGGTAACGATGATGCATACAGATCGCTGAGAGATGCCCTAAGTGAACGACTAGGAGAGAAGACATGAGTAACGACTTTGCACCAGAGGTGCGTAACTCTGCGTGGTGGGCTTCTGACACCAGGCGTGCAGCATCAGGCTATGCCAACGAGGTCATCCTCATCAAGCAAGGAAAGATGGCACCACCAGACCTGTCACAGAACGAGGCTGTGCAGATGGGACACGTCATGGAGCCTGTTATTGGGCAACTGGCTCAGAACAAGCTCAAGGTGGAACTCAACAAGATAGAAGAGTTCCGCACACATCCCAAGCATGACTGGTTCCGCTCTCACTTCGACTTCGCAGGCA